ATATGACATCCCCTTCTATTCTTCCGAATGAAAAGGATAGGGAAATTGCCATGAGGCAACAGTCTGGAATAGCAGGGTTAGTCTAAAGACTCTGTAGCTTTAATCATAGCTCCAACGACTTCATAATCCATTTCATAACCCATAGTAGATTCGCCATCTATTTCTATTTGTAGGTTTCTGGATATAAGTCTGAGTAATGCAGCCTGTTGGTGCATAGTAGTGCGATTGAATAGCTCAAGAATTTCTGGAGATTCTAGTACGGGTTTATAGCTTTGCGGTAAATCTTTTTCTTTAGTTGACATAATACTTTTTAAAAACATTATGCTTCAGTTAAGTTGTTCTGATTTATGCGAGCATGTTCTCTCTCAATTAATACTTTAAGTTGCTCAATTTTAGATCTTCTTTCAGATCCACAGATTTCTTGCAACAATTCGTATGTCTTCAGATCGACTGCTAAACTTTTTCTAATTTTATTATCTTCGTTCATGGCACAGATTTTACACACTTTTGTAGTAATTTACAAATATATATTAAAAAATATATGATAAACTACATACCCATGTACGACCTAAAAAATTATTTATTAAGCATGCAGTCTCACTGGATGATAAACCAACACACTTATAATGCTGTGCAAGAGACAGTGCCGATGATTGCTAAATTCAAATCATCGCTTGGCCAGGAGGATCTTGGTAAAACTCCTGTGCATGATATCGTTAAAAAAATCTACCCGGACATCTACCGGGTTCCTTTGTTCCGTAGACAGTTCTGCAAACTTCTGGTTAAAGAGATAGAGCAGATGAAAAAAGAAATAAAGTTTGAAGGCAATGAAGACGAGGACAAACTACGACAGATCCCAGAGATAGTATTAAGAGAACAAGTACCAGAGCTCTATAGAAATATGTGGTTCGTTGTGCAAACGGTATTGAATCCTATGTTCAATGCGATATGGCAAAGAGACTGTAAGGATCCTGCAAGCATACAGATTGCTAACTATAATTTAAAAGATAAAAAACAGGGTGCCTGGCACCACGATGAAAGTTCTGATATTTCTGTGGTCGTGCCGTTGAATACGGGTGACTACGAAGGAGGTGGGACCGCCTTTCATAATTATGGTGAGGTTGCACCGCTGCCCACAGGCCACGCATTAATGTTTCCCAGCTTTAATAATCTACACAAAGGATTGCCAGTAGGATCCGGTAATAGATACCTGCTTGTATTCTGGCTGTGCGACAAGAAAAGAACTGTAGATTTATACGAATCCTTAGACTAAAAACTCCTTAAAATAACATGTATACATTTGTGCAAACACTTGCACATTTGTATATATTTGTTTATAATAGATACGTGAGAGAGATTAATAAAGGAGAAAAAATGGTGAGAACAATTGATATGTGGATTTATAGAAATATTACTATGAGTCCTGCTGCGTTAGTGGTTGCCTTCGCAATACCGTTAACCTTGTGTGCTTTACTTGGGAGGGTAGCGTAATGTTGAAATATCTTGACGAAAAAGTTACTCCAAACAAGTATGCCAAGTTGTTGATCCTGGACAAAATGGATCAATTGCTTGAGGGATACTGGGAGGAAGGTCTTATAAATTATGATGGCAAATTAGATTGTACTGAAAAAGAACTTGCGGAAGTGAGAATGTTATTAACAAAAAGAATCAAGGGTGTTTACAACTACCTTGGTTACAAAAGGGAGGGATTGTAATGGCTAATACTAAGGAGAAAAAAATGGAATACAGAATAGATATAGATCACAAGGGAATAATGGGCTGGGGACTTGGTAGGAAAAAAATGATAGTAAATAACTTAGAGGATCTAAACGCTAGGATTAAAGATGCCACTGAGAATATTGGAGAAAACATAACAGAGATGTGTGTGGCAATAGAAATTGAGGAGGTGGCGTAATGGCTAATACTATTTATGACAAAGAAATGCTTATCAAAACATTTGGTAAGGGCAACAAACAGCTTGATGTTTACAAGACATGGGATGGTCTTTACGAGGTAAGAGGTGTAAAAAATAAACCTCACGAAAATCATGCAACGGTTTGGGAAATACTTACAGAAGGAATCTGTTGGACCAAAGAAGAGTATGAGGATTATGCTTACATGAAAAAATGTGAAAAAAGGGAGGGACTATGATTATTGATGATACTAAACCAGAAATAGATCAACTTACAACTGACCTAGAGATCATTTTGAATCTTTGGCTTAATTGTGGAAACGAAGAGGGCAGGGAGATCTACAGAAAAAGATATAAGGATATTGCAGATTGGATCACAGAGCTTTTACAAATGGATTATAAAATAGCAAACGGAGGTGCATAGTGAATATAGATACCATAGAAGAACACGATAATTATTACAATTGTTACGATGTAGATGACATGCAACAGTTATTAGCTTACCTCGAATACGAAATAAAGCGTAAGTCTGTAGATAAGAATTGGAAAAGATGGGCTAGGTTTAGAATAGAAACATTAAAACAGAATTTAGCCTAATACAAATCATGTAACTCTACAGTCTGGACTCCATCCAGGTTGTAGGGTTTATACTCATCATCCTCTTTACACTTCAACAATAGGGCCAGGGCCTGTTCATTTTTAGATCTAGCATATTCCAGGGCTTCGTCTGACATACTATAAACCGCATAAGCAAAAGGATGTACTTTCTCTTGTGCTAGGAAGTTAAAGGTCCCGGCTGGCAATCCTGCTGCATTACAAGCGTCTACATAAAGAGCTGCTTGCATGTGATAGTTGAAGTTATTGATTGCTTGTTTGAATCCTCTGGGCGAAGCGTCACGAGCTGTCTTAAGATCCCAGACATCTTTATTGTTATACCAGTCGAGTCTACATTTAAAAGGATGGCCATGGTGCATAAACATAATGACACACTCAACCTTATGATCTGGCTTAGGTATATATTCTTTTACAATCTCTCTGCGTTCCATGCAGATGTCATATAGATCCTGGGTGATTGGTGTACGGCCTTCAACTGTAGTTAAAAAGTCTTCATACTCGGCCTTACCTACTTTGGTTCTTCTATCTATAGGTGGCTGGATCACAAACTCTTCATCAAATTTATGGTGCTCCAGGAATACGGTGTGCTGCACTCTACCCTCTAGTAGCGCTGGCGATGGTGCAAATCCTTTGCTGTACTTCCAGTTGTAAGCGCATTTAAGCGCAGCTGTAAGATCGTGAGATCTAAAGGCTGGGATCTCAGCATAGACTTCGTAAGGTATGTTTTCGTATACTCCGGGTTTAAAATCCATTTTGTAACTCCTGTATTTGTTCTTGCTTATAACCTTTCCCATTCGTCATCTGGGATTGATGTTTTCTTTTCTTCTACTTCGATTAACATATTGAGATACCACTGAGCTTTCTTAAGCCCAATTAGCTTGTCTTTCTTTTCATAGCGCCAAATGTATTTAAGTATGTTGCCCTTACAATAAGCGGCAAATCCTTCTGGTGTCATGCTAGATTCAATAGCGTCAATACATTCTATATCGCCGTCTTTATAATGGCTGGGGTTTACTGGATCATTCATTTTTTTCTCCTAAATAACTTGTCTGCCTTTCTTTGAAAGGACCAACCTAAAAATTTATCTATAAGATTATCAAAAAATCTTTTCATCTAATTTCTGTTTATGATTTTGTTTCTCTTCTCTTGGCAAATATACCTCTACAAATGCTGCGCATTTTGGGCATGATAGGTTTGTAACCATACTGAATTCTGTATCCTCATCATCCATATCATGGTCGCCACCCCAAATTAGATTTTCGTTACAGTGCCAACAATTCATTCAATCTCCTTATAAAAGGTGCGGGTGACTTTCATTTGAATTGTGAGAGTCGGAGAAATGCCACCCGCGGTGTGAAACTTAAAAAGGTATGCTGTCTTCAAAGTCAGAGGAGTTTCCTTTTTCAGCCTCAGAAACTAAGTCTGATAGTTGCTGCGATTCTTCGCTTGGCTCATTCTTAATGTGTCCAGATGCCTCGCCTTTTCTTTTGGCTGCTTGTAGCTCAAAGCTATTTTCTATATCTGTTTGCATCCACATTGGTAGACTGTCAAAGATATCGCACATTTTTTTACTGGCATCACTCATTTGGCCTGTCCATTCATTACAGTAAACGTCTAGATCAAATCCGGATGTTTCATTAACAGTAGGAACTACTTGAACTCCTCCGTCTGGTTTGTATAAGCCAACGATCTTTGGATTGCCACCTTTGGTTAGTCCTACTTCTACGTTTGCAGTACAACCAAGTAATTTATCAATATCAAATCCAGATAATTCTTCTTCAGTGAATTGTCTGCCTCTCCAGGACACAAGATCCTTTCTAAGTGCAGCAGACTCAAACAATGATGCTGTGTATATTTTTGACACAACAAAAGGTTTGCCGTCATTCATTTTTGTAGGATTACCTTCATGTTCTGGTAACTCTCTACCGTTTATATCTAGAGATTTATTAACTTCAAAAGTTATATGTACTCTTTTCTTTTTAGATGTCACGCCCTCATATTCTTGTTCTGTTGTTCCCATGTCAATGATGCGATAACATGTACCTGCATAAAGACCTGTTGATAGTTTTTCGAAGTCACCTTCAGTTTTTATAGTTAAGCTCATAAAATTCACTCCTCTTTGTGATTGCTAATTATAATAATATTGTGTAACATTGTACATACTTTTACAAAGAGTGCAATATTTAAATTAACAGAGGAAGTGATGTCCCTAAAAATAACCAGACCTACAACCAAGAATTTTGACAAACCGTTTACAACAGATTACCAGTATGAATTCATACGTTTTCTTAATGAAAATGGTTTGGAACCCGAACCCAAGAAGGGTTTGGTCACTGACGGCTCTATTGGTAGAGCATACATCAACGTTGGTGGCCAACGGAAGTTGGTGGGTTGGTATCAGCTTTGGATAGATCAATCGGTCCCTTACGGTCGGTTGGGTGACC